ACTCCTCTTCTCCAGTCAAGCTGATTCCAAGGAGCACAAGAATGTTAAAAAGAAAAGAAAACTCTTCCTGGGACCCAAACCAGCGTACCCAACTTTGTTCGTGTTACCACTAAATGTCCACCGCGTTTACTACGGTGTGAATATTAAGACAAAGCTACTCAGAGCTCAAAAATCAGTGCCTACCCTTATGAGGTCAACACGAATGATTGAGATGAGCAGTGACTCTTAATAAGTGCACTGCGGAAGGGTAAGCATACTTCAGTAAAATTCCCCGGAGAGGACATTCCAGTTAAAAACCTGAATTGCTTTTCTTAATAGATTAATATTAAATTACGTGACTTGCACCACGATGGCTGGGAAACCGATAAAGTAACCCAGTTGCGCGTCTTCAGCGGCCGCGCGGTATATGGCTTTATTGGTCACAGTGGAGGAATTTTCCTGCCATTGCATAGCCATATACGAAACTAAATTGTATAAATAATTGGTGCTAACTTTAGTTGTGCTGTCGACATCACAAACATTCAGTCGACTAGGATTGTTTGTGTACTGAGGTAAAAGTACCTCAATGCCATTAGGACTTTGCACAAAGATAGCGGGGTTGGCGGTGGTCATAGTGCCAGTGGCAGATGACACACCAGGTTTGGTCCATAGGTTGCTAATAGCTGCAGAACTATTTACGAAACCAGTAGCTAAGGTAGTTCCTGCATACTGCATGGTACAACTAGCACCAGCTTCCATTAGATCGAAGACCTGCCGACTATAGTCAACTTGACTAAAGACGCTATTAGAAGTATTGATAGAAATGCGCATTCCACCGCGAGCAAGACCATAGCCTGCAGCGATAAAACTATACATATCACCAATAACACAACCATTTGTCAGAAGAGAGGTTGCAGTTCTCAAATACCCCACTCCCCAGGGGTACATCCTAAAGCCAACACAAGTGTCCATAGTGGCTTGATTAAAGTAGACTCTGCTATATCGCGAGATGAGTTGCTTGACACTGGTAAATTTCTCACCAATGCTGTACTCTTCAATCATAGGAATAGTACTAGTATCATTTCCAATGACACCAACAGCCTTAGTATTCGGCTTATCACCGCTCTGAGGCGTATAAGGAGTAAGAGAGGGATTATTAGAAATAGCTACTTCATAATCCTCAGCTCCAGCATAATATACTAAAATATCAATGCTAGAGTTTACTGTATTTGGAGCTTGTAAAGTATTCAATACCCTAATTTGTAAAGTGCCCATGTCCAGATCGAACTGTTGCCATGCACTTTGTAACATGTAGGGTAATGTCATTTCAACCTCGGTAACTTCACGTATATCAACAATAGATCTCATTGAATATACGGATGTTGCGTTTGTTGGGTCAGTTCCCAGAGCTGCCTTTGGAGACCAAGTAATAAGCAGTCGACCCGAATGATAATCAGTCTTAACAATCTTAAGGATAACCTTAATACCTCCACGATACCGCCCAAAGGCATTAGTAACATAGGCAAAAGGAGGAAAAGTACGATATATAGCAGTAGCTGGTGTACCCAAGCCATTACTATACTGATTGTATAACAAAAGAGGTCCCACCGCTTTCTTATATAAAGAATCACCAACATTTGAAGATGTAGAAAAAGTAAATGTGGTAAGGTAGGAGGGGATACTCTTAATATAATTCCAAGACATTTCATCAATATCAGAGCCTGCAAACCCTGGCAACACGCTAACACTAGGGTCAGCAGTAATTGCGAGAGGCTCCGCTTGAGAAGTACCCTCACAATTTCCAAAGTTGTGGAAGGGACGTAAAACCATGAACTGGGCTGGCGTAGTGAGATTGGGTTTAGACCACCCAAAGTTACTGGCCAGGTCTGACGAAGCTCGTAAAACCCAAGAAGCAGGTCTCGCGATAGAAGAAAGAAGTGGTACTCCAGCAACTGCCTCGGCTGCTCTCGATGCATACTTGAGAGCAGTAGAAATAGGCTTGCCTTGAGAGATTGCTTCTTGCTCTGCTTCGCTACTGAGTTTCTGTGTCCTCCTTTTAGGCCGATCTCCGGACTGAGGAACAAGTGGTGCAGCAAATTCAGCATTCAAGATTGAGATAAACATCTGTACTTCTACTCCAGTAGAACCTGAAGTACCTGTCGCTAATACTGACAGTGGAGTTACATAAATTTTACCCCAATCTAAAATTGCCGCGTTGACATTCATCCAAGGATCAGGACCGACCCAAGGAATCTCAATCTCAGCGCTAGTGTCTCTACAGTCCAACTCAACATTAGGTGCTTGAGTTCGCTGTGTAAGATCAATAGTGTGTGCTGCTTCGTAGGACAATGGACTTGCCTGCACAAACGGCAAAACACTCATTAATAAACGTCCAGCCTGAAACGGCTGCGCATTAATGACTAGTTTAACCTTAAAAGTGCCTCTAAATAAATTATAACCTAACAGCTTCGCTTGCCAAGCAGGAACGCCTGCAGCATTAGCTGTGGTATAAGTCATTATAGGAGTATTAATTACATCTGAAGCTGTCCATAAGTAAGAATTAACCAAATATGGCTTAGCTAAAAATGAACGAATACTAGGTTCATCCACAGGCGATACTGAAAGTCCACTAACCCCAGACATAACTTTGGGGAATGTGGTTCTGACTACTTCAGCATCATCTACGAAAGTGGTGGTGATTTGTTGTGTAATCTCTGAGGAAGGTTCACCACCATGGTTTCCCATCCTTTCTACAGGAGATTCGTTATTTGTATTATTGTTTTCAGTGATTCAGTTACTTCACAGTGGGAGATGAATCAATTTCCACTGCTATCAATTTTAGGGATATTGTGGGGCTGCCACGGTGCATCCCTGAGCTAAATAGCTCACACCTAATTTGCCTGATCTACGGTTGTTTTAAAATTGAAACTATACAACTTTCGCGGGCAGTCCGACTAGTACATAGCCGGCGTGGTCCGTATTTTAGCTCTACAAGATCTGTGAGAGGTAAAAGGCGGAGGTTTGCCGTAAAACTTAATACTTGCATCTATAAATTTAGGTGCATACTTATCAAAATACGACGGTGAGTGCAAGGATAGTTCATACAAAGCTTGTGTTAAAACCTCGTATTCATTATCTGGAGGGGCATTTCTTTTTGTCCAATATGGCATTTCCTTAATGGTATCAATATCAAGAGGGGCTAGAACTGTTTTATCAGCTACATAAAATCCCCTCTTGAGGAATGTACAAAATTTTAAATCACGAAATTGTGTGCCCAGGGGGGTCTTGTCAGCGGCAGTATAGGAATACCCCAAATCTTGTAAGACTTGGGCAACTTTACCAGGCATAACTAATTCTTTAAGTGTAGCCCTAACCGACCAAACATTATCATCCCCTAAAGCTATAAAACGAGCTTCCTTAGAAAGCAATGAAATAACGTGAACAAAATCTTCCTCAGTTGCTATCCTGTGATCTTTCCCACAAGCAGCTCCTACTATAGCATAACGTAACAATATGTTGTTAGCTATAGTATTAAACATTGTGGTAAAGAAACTACCAGATGGCATAGAGCCTGCAGCACTCCATATGATTCCATCACATAGATACTGTGGATTTAACAACTCTTGAGAGAAAACCTTCCTGACGAGTGTGTCAACTTCAGGACAACCTTTATAATAACTTTCAGCAACTTTAAATGACATACTATGTAAGTTCTCCAACTCACTCTTGTCATATTGCTTGTGATCTCCATCAATACAAGCAGCGTCACCGTTGAGGATGTATCTATATAACATGGCCCATTCTTCACCATAGGGATTAACTCCCACGGCACTGCCATTCCTTATACGATTGGACATCATCCACCTGATGAAATCTCCAAAATACATCCTGCAGGCTATTAAGAAAGCCAAATCAGTACCAGAGATCATTCTAGTATCTCCAGCTTCATATTTGGCCAATTTTCTACGTTCATCCTTAAGAAAAGTCATGAAAGCATGTTTATCTCTTTGACCCATCTTGGCCTTTTCAATAATTAACTCAACTTGTTCTCTCAACTTCTTGCAGGCGGGCGTATTAAAATCATACGGTCCATCCTTACCAAAGAAATCAGTTTTTCCAGGACCCTCTGTATACATACAAAGAGGATATCCGGGACTAGTTGATCGGGGGATTCCCTCACAAAATTCTATTCCAGGTATGCCAGCAACGGCTTCCTCAAAGGTCCACAAACGTGGTTTCCAAGGCTGAGGAGCCTGGGCATTAGAATGCAAATGGTGAATATATTCATCAGTTACTGCGTCCAAAAGCGTGGAATTATAAGTGGGAAAACCGCCTCCGTAATCTTTAAAGGCTTTATGCATAGGTCTAACTAACTTTCCATCCCTAGTAAAATTTCTTAAACGAGCTGGCCTGGTTTTAGCAGGCCCCCACTCGCCATAAATAGCGCTAGGTATAATGTTAGTTTTTGTAACGGCCCTGGGAGCTCTGACTTCCTCCATAGCAACCTTGTTAGCACAGGGTTTATCTGGGAGATCATTCTCGGGCAATTTATTAGAGACATACATTTGAGGTTCCATTGGAATCTCATCCTCATCAATTTCTGGCACAACAATGTCTTCATCAAGTTCAGCTAAAGCTTTAGTAACTTGCATGTTACTCAAGAAATAAGATACCCCATGACCACTGGCTGAACCAGCTACATGGATTCCCAAGATCACAGGCTTTGACGTCTTTGGATTGTGTCCATAACAAATAGATCCACAATCTCCAACGCCAGTTCGTAATCTGTATTCTATACAGCAATCAACAGAATACTCTCCATAAGAAACATGACCAAAGGTTCCCTTAGATACCATTTGAATTGGACCAGTCTCCTTAACTACATTTAACATTATGTTAAAATTGTAATTGAAGAGAGGGTGATCGATATCAATAAAGTAATCAGTAAGGTCGCAGTGAGCATGCAAGTTTTTAAATCTAACAAAAGCTATGTCTTCTAGAGTAGTATCACTCTGTGTAACAGCAGCTATCGTTAGATCCTGGGGCTTAAAGCAATACTTAATATTAGTACTGGGCTTTCTAAGTTCAATGCTAGCAGCAGGATCACCACTATCATTATAAAAGCCGTTGTGTGACATCTCTAACATTTTATCAACAAAATGAAATGGAATAACAGCTACGTTATCCTTTATAAACGTCACAGTACCACACGCTTCTCGATCATGATTCAAAGCAAATAAATAAGTGTTCTTTTTAAACACTTTATGCGCAAATTGTGATAAACCTTGTGAAATAGCTGGAATATCATTAAATTGCGGATCAAATCTACTTTGTTTGATAAATCTTACGTGTTGATATTGTTGTCGGGCTGCGACAGGAGTTTTATGTTTAATCCAGTCATGACGTGAAGCATTCTGTGGATAAACCTTAGAAAGGCAACCAACTACTATAGAGACTACTGGAGCTAAAACAGCTACCGCGGCCACCAATTTAGTCAGCACAGGATGCTCACGAACAAAACCTATAGAATTTCCACTAGCTCTTCTTATGCCGCCCATAATGCTTGAGAAGACCGAAGTCTCCTTCTGCATCAGAGAACTCACCCTTCCGGGAATTTCATAACAATTCAAGGTAATCCAGGAAGTCATATCTCTATCAGGGGTAAAAGTTAAAGCTATTTTGCGTGAAAATTCTATATTTAGATGGTGAACTTTGCTGATAGCATTAGCTAGAAGCTCTCTATTAATTGCTAAAACCTCCTTATTATCAAGATCCGTGGAACCAATTTCAGAAGTACACAATTTAATTAGAGCTTCATCATCAGTACTTTTAATAGCTATTGACGAAGGAACCATCTGGTTGTTATCCATCTGGCATTCAAAAACGCTATTATTAATACTACGTGCCAAAAGCACAGAATTCATCATCCCATGGAAAAAACTTTTAGAATCAGAATATACTCCTTGTGGTTTCATTCTGTGTTCAATACCCTTTGCTATGGCTGTATGCATGTTAGCTAAGGCCCTATCTTCCTTACAAATATTATCTTTAAAATCTCTTACAACTTTATCCATAAGTTCATAATATGATAAGCCTTCACAATTACGCAAGAATTTTCCCTCAAGGAAATCATAAGGAAAAAACTCATGCACGTCAACATCAAACACTCCAACACAACGGGATTGATCCAACCGACGATCCATAATCTCAACATTAGGGTCTAAACAATAAGCTTTTCTAGGAGCCAACCAATAGGATTCTCTAAATCTACGAGTAACTGCCTCAGGTTTGGTAACCCCCATGCAGTTTCTAAAAGAAGTCTTATTAGTTGTCGCAAAGACCAACTGATGTTGATAATTAGTGGAACCCTTATCAGTAAGAGCAGCCATAGTCAATGGAAAATTAAGGCAATTAATACCTCGAATAACTTCCATATACTCATTCTGCTTAGTAATGACATTATTTGGAGTCTGACCAAAATCATCATATACTATACAGAATTGAGCATGGTCTGCATCCCAAAAATCATTTTCCCAAATACGATTAAGTATATAATCATTGGGATTTTTCTGAAAACTTTCCAAACTACTATCATCTATAACCCTAGCTATCAATTCATGAACAAAGGGTACAGAAGAATAACTCTTGCCTACTCCTGGTGCTCCACCAATAAGAATACCTAATGGAGTCCGTCGAGGACCATTATGTACTACATTATTAGCCTTACACTTATCTAATAAAGGTTGTATTTTATTAAGAACCATCCTAAGAGCATTGCGTCTATCTCTAGCACTAGGTAAAGAATTAGCCAACAAAGCCTCACCAAATTTCTTAATTTGATTAACCCTGACAAAGAAGTCAAAATTGACATTGATACCATCGTCAAAGTCATTGACAATCTCAGCAACTTGCTTAGAAAATTCCAAAACATCACTATCAGCAAGAGATACCAATTCTGGCACCTCAGTCTGCATAACTCTACCTATATAAGATAAAAATTTTTGCAAACGTTGCATAAACCAAGACACAAAATCTCCTACTCCCTTCTGAGACCTATCAAAAGATCCAAGGTCTCTAGCGAGAGCAGAAAAATTCCGTGATTTGTATGAAGTATGAAATACTTTCATAAACAAAAGGGAAAACAAACTATCAGAAATAGGATCAATGAAATCATCCATACTCCCTTGAGGACTGTAAGTATCTTCAAAACGGTCTAACATACAGTCTCCAGGTTCATTAGGAAGATATATTTGCTCTTCTCCAAATCTTTCTGAAATCCAAGTAGTAAGGGCTGTAATACTCTCAAATCCTAATTGCTTAAGATCATTTAAAACTTCTTTACTTTTACGTAAGCCATGCATTGTAAGTCCAATGAGTATAATAGCAGATCCCCACTGTCTAAAATAATAAACGTGGGAAGCAAAAGCGCTCCAAATAAATATAAAATTTATTGGATCTGATAAAATAGAGTCCATCCATTGCAACAGTCCAGATAAAGGATTAATATCAACTTTCACTTGGTGGTCAACTGACATCGCACTCGTGAATTTTGATACAATAGCATCTAAACTAGCTAAGGAATCGGGATTTAAACCAACATCAAAATTCATCATCTGAGGTGTAAATTCCTCTGAAATAAATTCATCTGGTGGCATATACTTGGCACACTCATCAAAACGTTTCTTCCAAAAAGCAGTTCGTTCCTTCGCAGCAGTATAGTATGACGTTTGCTGCGAGTGTTTTAACTCTTTCTGTCGAGCTTGTGAGCGAGAAATCTTAAATTTCGGATTAATTTTATCATTATTTTCTAATAACTTCCTAACTTCCTTAACTAATTCAATATCACTTGTTTCTTCAAAAATTTTTTTATATTTTTTGTCATTGCCTTGAGGAGAAAAATCTCCAAAGACATTGATATTTTCTAATGTTTTTGTGTTTATTTCGTTTTTATACTGTTTATTTTGTTTTATAATGTTATCAGGTAACGCGGTGGGCTGTCGCCAAATGTTGCGTACCATCGTAAAAGGGGGTGGCCTAAGTTCGGCGCCCATAGACATCGGAAAAGCACGTTGATGCCTAGAAAGCTGAGCAAATGGCTCTATTCTTAAAGAGTTCATCATAAATGGGTACTATTATTGGAATAAGGAATAATATGTTTAATAAAATGAAAATTACCGCGATACAAAATCGGATAGTTTTCAATTGACTACGATCTACCTGAGGGTCAGATCTAGCAAAGAAATCAACTACAATATATACTATTGCTTCGAATAAAAGGAAAAAGTTGAAAGCTCCTACGTAACACGGAATTCCCACAAAAAGATATAAGGCTAAAGTACGTTCAAATGGTTCGGGTAATGGATCCAGTTTGGCGAGTTCGATTGCCTATTCTAATTTGAGAATCGGATAAAACTTGTTGAGTCACTAAACTACACAAATTATTTATTTGTTCTTCGGTTCGGGCGTAACGCTGTAATCTACACAGGTTATGATACCCTATATTAGGTTGTTGGGTTGGTAATTGAAAATTGGAAGGTCCTCCTGCCAGATTTAACAATAAGGGCGTCGTCTGTACTAAATACAGAAGACTAATAAATGAATAAATGTAAAAGTTGTCGCCGTCTGTACTGAGCACAGAAGCATGCTCCACCGCTTGTGCGGGCCCCCGTCAATTCCTTTGAGTTTCACTCTTGCGAGCATACTTCCCAGGCGGGATACTTAACGCGTTAGCTTTAATACTGCACAGGTCGATCTGTT